GTCAGCCCACTTGTCATTGAGCGACTGAGTTAGGCGAGGAATTTTCCGGTATTCAGTATCGGGAGCAGATGCGCCTAAATTGATGGCGAAGCGGGTCGTGTCAGCCGAATAGAGAAACGCAACGAGCTGGTCGATGTGCGGGTAAATCTTATTGTAGGCAGACGGGCTTTCGTCGGGTGCAGACCCGAAAAGGTAAAAAGAGCGCAGCGAATTGTAATCCGCTTTGCGCTCTTCCTGAGACACCTTGCACTTGCGAACGAGGTCCAGATAAAACTCTTCGCGTTGCTGGAGGTTTGAGGGTATTCTCATCAGTCGCCAATCTTCAGATTTGGATCATTCGCATGAACCACTGTCGGGAGCTTGGTTGGCAGATTAGCATCTTTTGGATTAAATCCAACCTGTTCTCCCATAGCAGATTTAACAGCGCCGCCCGCAAGCATACTCTGCATAGAGTATTTGCCCGCATCTCCCCACATGACGCCGTTCAACTTGGCCTGACGGGCCATCTCGGCTTCCTGCTCGTTGATCTTGGCGTTGTTGCGGGTCAGATAGCCCTGCTGGCTTTCGCCCTCTTTGACCGACTTGATGTCTGTCATGCCGAAATCGGCAGCTAACTGCTTGAGGTTGTTGTCATTTCTCTTTGTACGACCCGTTTTGGTGCTATCGCGCATAGATGGGGCGCGAAGAAACACTTGTGCAACGTCGTCGCAACCATGCTCGCAAAGAGGCTCCCAAGCCTCGAAGAACCCATGACGGGGGCATTTATACGAACGAAGAATAGCCATTACTTGATCTCCATCTGCTCTCTGAAATTAGGCTTTGAAAAATCAGCCTTATTCTTAGGTCCGATGTTAAGGGTAATCTTACCCCCATCAAGTTTCAAGCCGTAACCTCGAACAATCCGTGGCTTGGGTGTGCTATTATATTGCATATACTTGGTACGGTTGCGATTACGCATCACCGTGACATCGCCACGCTCCAGCCGTTGAAGGGCGCGGGACATTCGCACTTGGCTCTCTTCAGACATGGTGTGAGTGCCGCCGACAAAGATGCCGAAGATCAGACGCTCAGATAGGCCAGCCAGCTCTGCCAAAAATTTGACAGACATGATGCGGTTCTCTTCTTCAAGATAACGCTCCATGCGGCGGTAGATTTCTGCTTTACTTAAAACGTCATCCATTGTCTTTATCTACAAGTCTAAGATCAGCCGTTGATGGCGTCTTTATACTCATAGATATTTTTCTCATGATTGTATATGTCAAATCTTTAACAACCTGATCTGTAGCGATCTGGGCAAATCTGGCGCAATAGACAAACGCTATGGCTCTTTGGGAAATGACATCCTCAAAGACAGAAGGATCAAATTCTTCCAGAACTACACCGTCATCATGGTCATCATCGTCAGACATGGCTATTCCTTTGTTTCTCTGAAAAAAGCAAAGTGCCTGTGTTCGCTCAACTTTTTGTTTTCTGCTTCCAACTCTTCCAGATGCTTACAAAGAAAAAGAAGTTCGGCTGTTATGTAGAAAACGGCATCTTCCATCCCGTATTTTTCAACAAACTTGGAATGTAGCTCCCAGACCAGACTTTCCTCATTCTGTGTCAGTTTCATGAATACATTGTCCCTAATTGGCTCATAGAGATGTGCCGATACTGGTTTATGTGACCATTTTGTATAGAAAGTTCATATACGCCGTATGACCATCCGGTTGTCGCAGTGCCAGCGTATCGGGCGACGTACCCATCGGGCATCGACGACCCAAGGTTAAGAACTTCGATGCTGTTGTTCATTCCTATTTTCGGAACCTTGCGAAATGTGGATCGGTGTGTATGACCGAATACAATGGAGTGCGTCGCGTGGTTGGCAATCTGGTTTTCAGAGTTTTGACCGCCATATGGCCTCCCCATGATGTTCATTGGAACGTGAATAAATCCAACGCCGTCAATCATTAACCATTGACCGTAAGGGTGTATGCGCCATCGGTAGCGCGATGCCATTTCCTCAAACTGGGTGTACAGAGTGCCGACTGTTTCCGGGTTCTTGTTCTCAAACCTGTTGATGCGGTCTTCGTGGTTTCCGGCAGTCATGTCTTGCGGAATGTCGAGGTGGCTGATCTCTTTGTAGAAAGCCGACATGGCCTCTTCACAGCTCTCTAAATCGGTCTTGAAAGAGGGCCTTAAAGAGTACCCTAAAGAGCCCCTTTCTTCATGCATGGATACGCTGTCCCATGAGGCGAAGTCACCGATATGAACAATTCTATCCGGCTTCATTTCGGCAGCATGTTTGCCCATCCAGCGAAAACGGTCTTTGGGAATGTTGGGCTGGTCGTGGCTGTCGCCTATTGCCATGATCGTCATGGACTTCTGTTTGCCCATAATAATTCTTGGTTTGAAAGGCGTATTAGAATTGGCAAGTGTTAGTTTTAAAAGTCGGTTTTCTTCTTCTAAAGTCTGGGTTTTTTCAATTAGAGGAGAAACCCTGAGTGGTTTGTTTTTTAAAATAACAGACCGAAGCGTGCTTTCATTCCTACCCAAGTAGTAGGCAGTTTTGTTAATGCCGCCCATCTTTAGGATGAGAGCTTTTAACTCTGGTGGGCTTAATATCATGATGTGCCTCGCCGCGCCGCACCATGACAAGCTATTGCAAAATTGTGACAACTATTTGATAGTTAAAAACAAACCTATGTTAGAGAAAGCATATCCAGCATAAATAATGGACATAGGGATTTCATTCTTCATGAATTGTTCTATGGCGATATAACCATAAACAAAGCCGATGACTGCAATCAGCCATGCGCTCATGATCCCATGAAGTCCAATGTGATAATCCACACAGCAACAATCAGAGCCATGAAGATCATGGATTGAGCTTCCTGTATCATTGTCCGTACATCCCGATTTTCTTCAAATAGGTAGACACGTTTCGCCCAGTAGTAATCTGTTCCGGCGTATAATCTTCCTGTGCCTTAGAGACGTTGCGTGTCAGTCTCATGGCAATCAGGCGTGGCTGGACCTGTTCGGCATAAGCAGCGCAAGCAAGCGCCGTTGCAATCACGCGGTCATCTTTCGATCTGCCGGGCGCTGCGATAGTGCCTCCGTCGCGACGGATGGTTTTCATTTCTTCGAGACATTCGAGCGATCTGATCCGCATCATGCCGCGCTCGAAATAATCTTTCATGTAGGACAGCATACGTTCTTTGGTTGCATGTGTGGTTAGCCAGCCGATGCTTGTGCCGGGACCAGACAGCGTATCGTTTTTACGCCAGATGTAGTTCTGCATGTGCGACAAAACGTCCATCAGGTCGTGACCGCGAGAGCCGCCGACGGCAGCAGCGTGACGCTTCAGATTGCGAAGCTCTTGCAGAACGGGCTGGCCCGGACCATTGACTTCGAGGTTGAGCGTCGAGTTCTTGTAAGCGCCAGCCAGATGCGCGATCACCCACGCAAACTGATAGGTGTTCATTTCGTTGGTTGCGAACTCAGCAACTTGCTCCAGCCCATCGGCATACGTTCGAAAGACTTGGACGACAAATCTATCTGCCCAATCAGAAGAGCCATAAGCAGGATCGGCACCAATAACGTAATAAGCCGTATCAATTGGTTCTTCCCAGACCTTGAGGGTAGCAGTCTCTTCACGGCACTTAATAACCTCTGTGTCTTCGAAGTTCATGCCCATGACATAACGATAGCAGTCGGGCTTGTCTTTCTTTGCGTCTTTCGCCGCGTCTGTGCAGCGAGCGTTTGAAAAGAAAGAAGAGCCTGTCATGACGAAGGCATAATCTTCAGTCGGCGGGAACTCCTGATACATGAGAGCATCGTCCTTGATGCCCTCCATCATCTTCCAGCGCCACCAAGCAATCTGGCGCGAGTTGATCTCAACGCCGTAGAGCTTGCGAATATCTCTGACCCATTCTTTCTCTTCGCCTGTCAGCTTGCCGTCCCAATAGACTTTGTAAACGTCAGAGTTTGGATCGACGGAATAATATTCGTTGCGCCACCAGCCGCAGAAGATTGCGCGTTGTGTGCGGGCGCGTTTGGCTGTGACGTACATGTCGTGGAACATGTTGAAGCCGCGAGCGGTGCTTTCAAACATGTAAAGACGCAGCGGGTTGGTCTCTGCGAGAGAGGCAAGGAGGGACGCGAGACCTTCCTCATCGCCCCACGAACTCGTCTCGGTGCCGTGAAGGTAAGTGATAGCCTTACCGCGACCAAGAGAGCCTTTCGCCCGCAAGCCCGCGACCTGATAGAACAGACGCGAGCGGTTCTTGAGCTGAAGCTGATTTCGGTTATGGGCCACCGCAGGGATTTTATATTCCTTGGGTAGACCTTCGAGATACATCGCAAGGGTTGAACGGAACATGTCACGGTTCTCTTCCGTGTCAGTCGTCAACGTGCCTTGCAAGCCGGGGTTCACAAAGTGCCAGTAGAGGTCGAGGGCTAGGCTGATCGTGGTGATGCCAAGCTGACGGCCTTTGAGGATCACGAAGAAATGGCAGTCCTCTTCCAGCCCCTTGGCAATCTCGCCCATCGTGTAGGTCTGAGTACCAAGCAAACGCTCCATCTTCTTCAGCCCCTCCTCCTTCGTCTCAATGCGAAGCTGGCGGCAGAATTGATAGAACTGTTCGAGGTTGAAGTTCATTTCTTCGTTTTCTGATATTTGAGAACACCGTATCCGGTGGCCGTGACCTCGGCCCCAATCAGATGGTAGTTGTGTAGCAGTCTGTCCACATCGCGCCGCGCCTCCTCGCCATGATACTCAAGGGCGATATACTCGGCCTCCAGCGGCATGTTGGCAAGGACGTAGGTCTCAGCGCCCTCAATATCGAGCTTGATGAAGTCAGCCAGTTTGGAAAGGTCACGAAAGAAGTTGCAGTCAGGATCACAGACCTCGTCGGGAAAGGTTTCTTCCAACACGCTCTCTGAGGTGTATTGGCTGCACTCGCCCTGATTTTTCTTGCCGATGAACATCTGGTTT